AGCCTGACCACCCCTCTACGGCCACCGCAACGCCAGCAATGTGCCCTTTTCCAGTGACATTACCGGAGCCTAGTTCTTTTAGGTGTGGATCATTAGTTTCTAAGTCTATTGCTATTTGTTTTGCCCCACGAAGATCTTTGAGTTCGTCCGGCATAACCCATTCTGTTTCTGGTGTAAACAGAGGTATTTGTGTGCTTCTCACTTGTAGTCCCTTTCAATTATCATCTCAATAAAATGTATTGCTTTAAGCAAATCTTCTTTACCATTCTTATCTTGATGTCTGATTATATATTTTATAGCACATCCTTCAGGATATAAAAGTTTATTCTCAACCACAAATTTACTGGGTTGTATTACATACTTTTGATAGTGACTCCCGCCGTGCTGCTTGTCCCATACTTTACTCATAGTAAATACGCTCGATCAAAATCTCTCGGATCCAAGACGTGTAATTCACGCTTCGCTCTTGTCGCTCCAGTGTAAAACAATCTATGTAATTCATCTGGATCATAACTCATCGTTTCAAGTGCCGCGTTCGTTATGTCTTGCATCAATAAAACTTTGTCAGCTTCTCCTCCTTTCGCTCCGTGTATTGTTGACATTGTTATACGAGGATTCTTATTTAACATCTCACCATTCGCCCTCATATTACGAATGTAATTCTCTGTAATAGGATCTAATCCTTCGAATGCTTCATACCACACACCATCTGTAATTAATCCGTGTTTCTCTTTACATTCACTCAATGTATATTTTTCATCAGAGTGTAATGTTTTACCTTTTCTAAATCCTTCTAATACATTAGTCCCTAGGTATTCATAAATGTTTTTTATCTCCAGGTGATTCAACATAGAACCTTTACGCCAAGACTCCCAGTTGTTGATAGCTAACAATAATTTTAATGGTATAGAGTTACGTCCTTTGTAAGAATAATACCAACCTTTCAATTCACATACTTCTTTTACTGAATCTAAAAAATGATTTGCAGAAGACAATACCAACCAGTTACCTTCTGACATATCTACTTGTGTGATGTCAGAGTATCTTCGTAGCAATCCTTCTTCTGTTCTTGGTTTGTAATCTTTGTCGAATCTGTTTTGTACTTGATTAATTATTTTTTGTGATAGTTCGTGTATAGGTCCACCAGGTATTCTGTATGATTGATCTAAAGTTTGAATGTCATCTACTTCTTCTTTGAGTGCAATGAAATGATCTACTTCTGCACCAGCCCATTTAAATATTGCCTGGTCATCATCACCTGCAATATAAGTTTTGTTTGCTCTACTCCACATTTTACGCACCATCTCCCACTGCAATAAAGATAAGTCTTGAGCTTCATCAATAAACAAAACCTCAAACTTATTTATTGTTTCTTTGTTTATAAAATCTTCTAACAAATCGTTGAAGTCTTTCAATCTTTTTTCTTGTTTAAATCTCTTTAATTCTTCTGATAAAAGATATAAAGTATTGCGTTCAATATCTAAAATATTTTTACGAGAATCATAATACTCTAATAGATCCATTCTTTTTACAGCTGCAGTATTTATTATTGTAAGATATTCATTATCAGAATTAAATGTACCATCACTCTCAGAAAATTTTGCAGTCTTAATAGGAATTCCACACTTCTCACCAAACTCTTTGTAGTCATTTGCATCCATCATTTTTTCTTTTGTCATACCCAATTGATTAAATGCGTAGGAATGTAGAGTTCTAAAGAACGCTAAGTCATTCTCTATATCCAGGCCAAACTTATCCGCGGCCCTCGTTGCTGCTTCCGTTGCAGCTTTCTTTGTGAATGAGAAATAACCTATCTGTTTTGGTCTAACGCCGTCCTGTATGAACTCGTCTACTAGATTCAACAGCGTCGTTGTCTTCCCCGTTCCTGGTGGTCCTAATATAATTGTCTTCATTCAAATGTTCCTTCTTTATTAATTTATTTATCTTGTCTTTATTACTAAACGCGTACAAAGAGGCGTCATAATTAAGTGGAAATATCTCAAAGTAAGGTCCTTCTTTACCATTACATCCTTCTCTCACAGGATATATTTCTAATTGATATTTGTGTTTACTGATTGTTATTTCTTTTACTACATAGTTAGTCATTAGAAGTGCTCCTCTTGATATGGTACTTTAGAAACAGATGCTTCTGTTTGTTTCATAGTTGTTATCTTAATTAATCTTGGTTGTTGTTTTTTGATACGGACTCTTTCTTCACCCACAAATACATCGAGTCTTTTTATTAAGTTACCAGTTTGTGTTTTGTCTTTGTCCCAATGATTTCGTTTACAAAAATTATAAAAGTCTTCCATTCTAAAATATGTAAATTCTCTTTTCTCATCTGTAAAAGGTAGCTTGTTAAATATATCATCCATTGTTCTTGCTGATTGTCTATTGGTTGTCCAGTCTTGCAAGAGTCCAGTAAGTTCATTGACTGGATCTAAAGACTCTAGTGGCTCAACCTCCTGCAGAGTCTGCATCATAGGTTTAAGAAAATGTTGTTTCCAATCTTTTGGTTTTGGTACTGGTACAACTAGATTCGCTTGATCTAAACACGCCAGTGCAAAAAGTTGTGGACTGTAAAGTTGTTCTGATTTTAATTCTATTCTTTTTTTATCTACACTTAAAAACCATTGTGGTGGATTCGATGCATACTTTGTAAGACTACCCAACACCGGCATCTCTTCTTCACCAAATCCTACACCAAATCTTTTTGTTCTGCATAAACCAGATTGACAAACTGCATTGATAGGTGCATCTTTACATCTATACTTATCATAACCTTTTCTGTTTACTGATTTGATTAGTTGTTGCACTTCACTATTACTAAGTGCAGGTTCCATATAATTTAAATTTGCTTCTACAATTTTATCTTCCCAAGTATCTGGATGTGATTGTTTGTAATATACTGCGATGTTAAACAACGCATTGTTTCTGGAACCTTGTCCAAATCCTACTGTTGCAAGTTTATTCAGACAAGGTGGTCCTCCAGGAAATGCTTCTTCTATTTTTTTCTCTTCCGTTTTGATTGCTTCGACTTGATCTTTGGTACAAGCGTAAAGATCATAGAGCTTATAAAATTCCTCAAGTGTACAACCGGCGCCATTATCGTTGATAGCATAACGTAGTCCTTTCATCTCATTGTAGTAGGGTAAGTTTAAAAAGTTACCAGTGTCCCCACGTTCCACTAGTATCTC